TTTAGCAGCAAAGCAATTGTTCAAGTCTTCTGAAGCTGCACCTGAAAATGTTACTGCTGATTTAAACGGACCATAACCTACAGCTAAAGGAATAACATTATTAGCTTCTGATACAGAGTCTAATATGCTAGGTTGGTCAGGTAACCAGTCTTTAAAAGCTATGCGTTGTACTGGCATATTAAGCCTTCATAATGTAGCAAAGTGCATAGTAAGGAGGTAAATTAGCATTAGTGCCACTAGAGCCTGTTGTTGAGTTTGCAACTGTAATACCTGTTACTGCTGAAGATGTGCTACCATCTGATGTTGTTACACCTGGATTAGCATTAATATTTTGACCACCACTTTGAACTTTTACACCACCATGAGTATGACCAGGGTCGGTTACTGTTGCAGTATGAGTATGAGATACAACAATAGCGTCTGCACTACCACCAGTAGCACCTACAGCATAAGTAGATGTAGCACCTACTACAAAACGGTTACGTAAATCTGGAGTAGAACTAGAGCCATCACATAATAACCATCCACTAGGAATAGTTGCTGAAGAGCCTGACCATATAATAATACCGCCTGAGGGTATAGCAGAACCCCATGTAGGAGTATTACTACCACCTGCCGATAACAATACTTGACCACTAGCACCTGCAGTTCCGTCTAATTGGAAAGCACCTGTTACATTAAGTGTGCCAGAAGCTAATGCTTGACCTGATGCAACTAATGTACCTGCTACTGTAAATGGGTCACCACTAGAACCTGTTTGTTGGTCTTTTAGTAATGCCATTAAACTACGAACAGCGTTGTTTAAGTTAGCTGGTGAACAACCTTCAGCAATATTGATATTAGTTATATCTGTATTATCTGCTGCTGTTGTGCTAAATTCTGAAATTTTGGTTTTTGCCATGTTTTATCCTTGTCTGAGCCATATGTCTGTACTTGGAGTTGTATCAGTCCAAGTTTCTGTTCCTGCTGTAATTTCTGTCCATGTATCTGAAGAAGGTGATATTGCAGACCATGTTTCTGAACTTGCTGATACTGGTGTCCATGTTTCTGCACCTGGAGTAACCGGTGTCCATCCTTCACCTTGTCTTGTACCTTTAGCAGTTACTGTTCCTATACCCTCTACATAAGCAAAACCTGCTAGTATAGCGTTAGGGCTTGCTGTGACTATAGCAAAGGCATCTATATCTGCTTGACCTGATACTACATAACCACCAAGTGCTGTGACTGTAGCAGTTCCTGTAATAGATGCACTATCAAATGTAATTCTATTGTAATTAACTGTAACTGTAGCATTGGCTGTAATAGAAGCATTACCAGAGTTTAGTAATGAACCTAATGCTGTGACCGTTCCTGTTGCTGTGATACTTGCTGAAGCGAGTGCTATAGAACCGCCAGTAGCAGATACTGTAGCTGTTCCTGTAATAGATGCGTTACCAAATGTAGTTCTTGTAGCTAATGCAGATACGTCTGCAAACCCATTGATAACTGCAATACCAAATACTAATGAACCACTTAGAGTAACTGTAACTGTTGCAGTAGCGTTTATACTTGCGTTAGATGTTCTAAAGCGTATGCCTGAAGCACTTACGGTTGCGTCTGCTGTAATGGCAGCAGAAGCTGTGACTATATTACCGCTTACTGGTAAAGTACTAAACGGAGCTTGGGAAAATGAACTTATGCCAAACAAATTATTCTCCTATTCTTGTAAATTCACCCCTATGCTGTATGCACCAAGTTTCGTATGCAATATGTGCTTCTTCTAGAGTTTTAAATAACCCTAAATGTTTAGGATAGTTATTGACTGATACTACAGCTCTCCATTTTTTTGTTCCTTTATGAAAATGAACGCCTTTGTACCCACTTGTATTTGTAACTGGTTTTTTAGTATTATATAAATTTTGTTGTTGTGTTGCTTCTCTTAAATTTAAAATAATATTATTAGATGGGTTTCCATCTATATGGTCTATATTATTATCAGGAAATTTCCCATATACATATAACCATGCTAATCTATGAGCAGCATACCTTTTTTTATCTATTGCAATTGCTACATATTTAGTTGCGTAAATAACACCAGCTTTACTATTTTTATTAACACGCCTTGATGTTGGTTTTATCCAAGTAAATATTCCAGTATCTTTATCGTAACTTAATACTTCTTTTAATCTATTTTGTGTAATCATATTACCTCCAAAATAGTAGTATACCTTAAAGTGTTACTTCTTCCCAGTTAGTAATGGATTCATTCCAAATATAACGTTTACCATCATCAGGATATGGTATTGCACATTCCCAATTACAAGTATCTTCGTTTAAAAGCCATGATTCAAATGGTTTTGGTGGTATAAACGCATCTCTATTAGCATCATAAGTATATCCAATGCCTGCAAAATTTTTTCGCAAAGGAATGCCACCTAATAAATGAACTCCAGCTTTTGTATTGTAAGATGTTTGTTTATAAGTATTACCTGTTCTAATAGATAATTCTAATTCATTATCATCATTACGTCCTACAGTAACAAAAGTCACAATATTATTTTCATCAAGTTTTGCAAAATGAGCCATAAATATTCCTAACTAAATGTAACTGTTTCTGAAGTTGTTGATGTAGCAGTAACTGTATAAATTTTAAATCCTGAGACTGATGTGCTTAATGATGATGTAACTCCAGCAGAAAATGTTGCTGTTCTTGTATCAGGTATTTTAATAATCACTACGCCTGAACCACCATTTCCACCAGCAGCTCCACTTGCAGTTTTAGAACCACCACCACCGCCACCACCACCTGTGTTAGCTGTTCCTGCTGTTCCAGCAACTGCTGGATTACCACCAGCACCACCACCACCTGTGCCACCAGCGCCTCCTGTAGGTGTGTCTGCAGTTGCAGCATAATTTCCTCCACCACCACCGCCTGCACGAGTAACAGATGAACCTGTAATACTTGATGCAGAACCATTACCACCAGCTCCAGCCGCTGCATTATCACCTAATGAAACTGAACCACCAACTGCACTTGCTCCGCCGCCACCTGTTCCAGGAACATTGCTAAGATTATATCCACTACCGCCATTATTACCTTGTCCTGCTGTACCTGCACCACCTGTTTGAAAAGAAGCATTTGCTGATGAAATACCACCACCTGATCCACCTGAACTACCATTTACACTTGAAAGTGCAAATTTGCCATGACCTCCACCAGTAGAAGTAATGGTAGAAAATACTGAATTTGACCCATTAGAACCATTATTATTTCCTGTTGCTCCACCATTACCACCAGCTCCAACTGTGACTGTGTAAGCAGTTGAGAACATTACTTCTAATGTAGATGTAAGATAACCCCCTGCTCCTCCACCACCTGCGCCACCACCGTCTGCTACAGCTCCACCACCGCCACCACCGCCTGCAACAACAAGATAATCTACAGAAATAAGTTGAGGATATGTTCCATTTAACAATGCTTCTTGAATTTCAGGTAAAGTGAATCTACCTTTTGCACTAGACCGAGATGTGGCATTAAATTTACCAACTATTCCGCCATTATGACGTTTCATTAGCTTAATTCCTCGTAAGACACAACAATTTCTAAATCACTATTAGCAGAAGCTAATGCTGTAATTTTATCACCTTCTTCAAGATAAATATGTTTACTTATTAAGTCTAAAGTAGCGTCAGCAGGAACTGTAATTGTGTTTGCTATTTTATAAGATGTTGTATTATCTGCATTATAAAACGCTACTGTAGCGTCAGCATTATTTGTTCCATCAACGTTAGATACATAAATAGCATTTATTTTAAATACTTTACCACTTGCTGCTGAATTAGTAACAATATCTGCACTACCCGTAGTAAGAGCTGCTCCTACAGTTTTTCCTGTGATTGTGGTTACATTAACTATATTGGGTGCTGCCATATTAAACTCCGTAAATAAAATTTATTCCAAAAAGTCTTCCTGTATCAACAGACTTTTCAGCAGGATATGTAACAAATACGTTTTTAGTACCTGCACTAAAGTTGACTGCACTTCCACTATTGCTAGACTCTAATATAGTATTGCGAGATAAACTAGTGCCTGAAGATGTGTAAGTACCTAGACCTACTTCCCATTCTGTGCCACCTACAATAGCGTAGTAAGTAGTATTAGCATTGCCTATAACAGAAAATGACTGAAAGCCAGTAACTGCACCATCAAGCGTAAACGTACCTGTGCCTGTGGTGGTACTTGTTTCCTGTACCCTATCCTTTACGACTAAAGGCATGGCTTATCCTTAAGCTAAAGTAACTGAAAGGTTGCCTGTTGATATCTTAAATATATCACCAGAGTCAATAGTTTTAGATGTATCTAAAGGTGAATGGTAAAGTAAGTTACCACCTGTAGAAGCATCATTAATACCAATCCAGCCTACTACACCCCATGAACCTGTTGCGGTAGGAAATGTAACGTCAGCAGAGTTTGTAGTAACACCGTTAGATGGTGCGCCAAATGTGACTGCTGTTCTAGCGTATGAACCACCAGATACCTCTGTACCACTACCTGCGTCTGTAGGGTCTGAAGTCCATAGTGATACATATACTGTTGCTACTGATGTATATGTTGTTGCTCGTAGAGTTGCATTAATAAGTGCATTCTCTAAAAAATTACTCATTTCTGCCATAATATTTTCCTTATCGTGGTGTTACGTTTAGTGTTGTGTATGCGTATGTTTGACCTAAGTCGCTTTTCTGAATATTAGCAATTGCTCTGTCGTATAATGCTGACCATGTTGCTACTCTTGGGTCGTTCATTAAATAAGGTTCTGCTTCTGCTAAAGTTGCGTAAAGTAAAGCGTCTGGATAATATGCTAAGAACAAGTTACTAGATGTTGTGCTAGAGATAAATGTTGGTTG